ATTATATGTCAAAAAGAAATTGGGGAAAAAAATTTATCTCAAAAACAAAAGAATTCTTTAAAGATGCAAATAAAAGAAAAGTTGCATTTACTTTATTAAAAGGAACTAATATGTTTCTAAAAGAATGTAATATTGATATCCCTTTGTTGGATGAAGGAATAGAGACAATAAATAAAATATCAGGAGATGAATGATAGAAAAATTATAGTTAAGAACTCTAGAAATAGGGTTCTTTTATTTTATTCGAAAGAAGGTGAACAGATTGGAATTAGAAGTAATAAAAAAATTAATTAAGGAAAAAACATTGAACCATTCAGACGTAGTTGTTAAGTCAATGGTTGCAGAAAGATATTACAGAAATAAAAACGATATACTTTCATTGCCTAAAAAGGATGAAGATACAGAAAATCCATTGAGAAATGCAGACAATAGAATACCTAGTAATTTTCATGGATTATTAGTAAATCAAAAAGCAAGTTATATGTTTACTGCTCCACCTTTATTTGATATAGGGAATGTTGAAGCTAATAAACAAATTACAGAAGTCGTAGGAGATAATTATGCTAAGGCTTGCAAGGATTTGTGTATAAATGCATCTAATAGTGGTATAGGATGGCTACATTACTGGATTAATTCTGATAAGAACCTTGAATATGGTGTAGTTGATAGTAAACAAATAATTCCTATATGGTCCAGCAATTTAAATAAAAAACTTTTAGGAGTATTAAGGGTATACACTAATACAGATGGTGCTGGAGATACATATGATATCTATGAATATTGGAATGATATAGAATGCCAGGCATTTAAAAAGAAAACCAGTTCAACAATTGATGAAGGATTAGAAGCATATACAATGTTTACGAGTTTTCTTGTTGATACTGAAGCAACCCAAATGAGTGATACATTTAAACACGATTTTGGAAGAGTTCCTTTTATACCTTTTTTAAATAATAATATAATGACAAGTGATCTTGATAATGTTAAACCACTAATAGACGTTTATGATAAAGTCTTTAGTGGTTTTGTTAATGATCTAGAAGATATTCAAGAGATCATCTTTATATTAACTAATTATGAGGGAGAAAGTCTTGGAGAGTTCCTAACGCAGTTAAAGAAATATAAAACTGTTAAAGTTGAGAATAATGGTGAATCTGATAAGAGCGGCCTTCAAACTTTAACTATAGATATACCAGTAGAAGCAAGAAAAGAGCTATTAACCACAACTAGAAAAGCAATATTTGAACAAGGTCAGGGCGTAGATCCTCAACCAGATAAATTTGGAGATGCTTCAGGTGTTGCATTAAAATATCTGTACTCATTACTGGAATTAAAAAGTGGACTTGCTGAAACTGAATTTAAATTAGGGTTTGGTGAGTTTGTAAGAGCAATATGTCAGTATTTAAAGCTTGAATGTAAATCAATTATACAGACATGGACCAGAACAGCAATTACAAATGATACTGAAAAAGCAACTATATGTAAGGATAGTGTTGGTGTTATATCAAATAAAACTATTATTAAAAATCATCCCTTTGTTGAAGATGCTGATGCAGAAGAAAAACAAATTCAGACTGAAAAAGAAGATGAAACAGGGATTAACGATTATGTTAAAAATATTAACAATAAAAATGCTACAAATAATCTGAAAAATAAGGGCAGTGATGTAGTTGAGTAAAAAGAATAGAGAATATTGGGAAAAGAGATCAGAGCAAGTCCAAGAATCACTTTTAAATAAATCAGATACTTATTATGATGATCTTGATAGAATCTATAAAATGGCTAATATGGATATACAAAAAGAAATTGATGCATGGTATAGAAGATTTGCAAAAAATAATTGTATATCTTATTTAGATGCAAAAAAACTATTAACCAGTAATGAATTAAAAGAATTTAAATGGACTGTTCAAGACTATATTAAATATGGCGAAAAGAATGCAATAAATCAGAATTGGATGGAAGAACTAGAGAATGCAAGTGTTAAAGTTCATATTTCTAGATTAGAGGCTTTACAGGTGCAATTGCAACAACGTATGGAGGTTTTATTTCATAATCAGATTGATGATGTTGATAAGTTAGTAAAAGGCATTTATACAGATGGTTATTATCACACTGCTTTTGAACTTCAAAAAGGATTTAATACTGGTTTTAATCTACAAGCATTTAATAATAATGAGTTAGAGAAAATAGTTTCTAAGCCCTGGACCACAGATGGTACAAATTTTAGTAAAAGAATATGGGGTGAGTATAGGCCAGAATTAGTTAATGTTGTTCATACTCAGTTAACGCAGACGCTAATAAGAGGTATACCGCCAGATAGAGCTATTAAGACTATTGCTGAGAAATTTAACACAACTAAATCAAGAGCAGGTAATTTAGTAATGACAGAAAGTGCATACTTTAGCAGCTTGAGTAGGCAAGACTGTTATAATGATTTAAATGTTGGTGAATATGAGATAGTAGCTACATTAGATTTTAAAACTAGTGTTATATGTAGGCATTTAGATGGTGAACATTTTCCTTTGTCTGACTATAAAGTTTGGGTTACAGCTCCACCATTTCATAATAGATGCAGAACTACAACTTGTCCTTACTTTAATGATGAATTTACATTAGGTGAAAAGAGAGCTGCCAGAGGTATTGATGGTAAAACAGAATATGTTGACGGCAACATTAAATATGAAGATTGGCATAGTAAATATATTAAGAATAATCCTAATGCTTTAGTGGATGAAAAGAAGATTAAGAACGAATCAACTGATAGAAAACAGCATGAAGAGTATAAGAAAATATTGAGTGATGAAATTCCTAAATCTTTTGATAAATTTCAAGAGTTAAAGTATAATAATAGTAATGAATGGACTACTATGAAAGATTACCATAAGGCTAGGACTAAAGGTAATATATCATCATTTTCAAGTTATTCGGATTATAAGTCAGTAAAACAAGAACTTGCTGATAAGCTTGTTGGAATTAAAACATCGGATGATATAGAAATAAAAAGTTTCTCTAAGCATATGATTGATAGAATATTGGGAGCAAGTAATGATCCTAAAACAGGATTCCCTAGAAGTGGAACAACTGTAGATGGTGTTTTAGACGCATTAAGAAATCCAATTCAAATAACTGAAACTAAGGCTAGAAAACTTGATAAAGTAGCAGAGACAAGTAAGAAATATGTAGGAGAAACAACAACAGTATCAATTAATCCTAATACAGGTAATTTGATACAAAGTAATCCAACTGATAAAGATAAGGTAAGGAGGTTGAAGAATGTATAAAATATCATTAGATAATGATTTGTTTAATTATATGATTGAACATATAGAAGATAAAAAAATAAATGAAGCGATTTTGAGTAGAAAAGAAGATCAGGATGATGACAACAAAGTCCATTTTGAAATAGATGTAGATACTAAAATTGATTTATTAGATTCTATTGAAGACTTACAATTAGAAATAGGTTTTGATAACGAAGATTATTTAAATGAAAATGGTAAAATAATTCAAGAAATATATGATGAAATCTATAAACAAAGCAATAAATAGCACTTACTTAACAGGTAGGTGCTTTTATTATGTAAAAAATAAGTAAAATAATAGTAGTTAAAGTCTTAGAAGAATCTAGGGCTTTTTATTTTGCTCTTTTTTAAGTGTTGCAGAGCATAAAGATTCAACGGAACTCCTAACAGGGAGCAACCTGTATAAATATGCTATTGGAGGTAATAAAAAATGGAATGGTTAAGAAAATTATTAGAAGGTGCTAAAAAGAAAGATGATGGAAGTATTGATATGGATGACTTAATGAAATCAATTAATACTGAATTTCCTAAAAATGCAGTACCTAAAGAAACTTATAATGATGTGAGTGGAAAACTTAAAACAGCAGAGAAGACAATTGAAAATCTAAAAACTAATAATACTGACAATGATACTTTACAAAAAACTATCGAAGCTCATGAGGATACTATTAAGACTTTAGAATCTAACAGTAGTAACTTAAAAAAGGAATATGTATTAAAAGATAAACTTAAGGATTTAGGTGTTAAAGATGCAGATTATCTTATTTATAAGCATGGTGGAATAGATAAATTCACATATGACAAAGATGATAATTTAATAGGTTTAGAGGACACAATAAAGCCTTACAAAGAATCAATGGCCCATATCTTTACTAACGGAAAAACAGAAACTAAATATGATCCAGCAGGTGGTGGAGAATATAAAGGTGCAAATCCATTTGCTAAAGAAACATTTAATTTAACAGAGCAAGGAAAATTATTAACATCAAATCCTGCACAAGCAAAAGAATTAGCAAGTGCTGCAGGAGTAACATTAAATATTTAAGAAGGAAGTGTATAAAATATGGCAGGAACAAAATTAGGTGACATTATAGTACCAGCATTATTTAACCCATATGTAATTAATCAAACAATGGAGAAATCAGCATTGGTTCAAAGTGGGATTATCACAAATAATAGTGAATTTGATGGATTAGCATCTCAAGCTTCACCAGTTGTGAATATGCCGTTCTTTGATGATTTAACAGGAGAGTCAGAACAAGTAATTGAAGATACGGACTTAACACCTGATAAAATTAATTCAAACAAAGATGTAGCGGTAATTATAAGAAGAGCTAAGATGTGGAGTGCAACAGACTTATCAGCAGCACTTTCAGGAAAAGACCCAATGGCAGCAATAGCAAGTTTAGTTTCAGGATTTTGGTCAAGAGATATGCAAAAAGAATTAATTGCACTCCTTAAAGGTGTGTTTGGAACATTTACGCCTTCAGGTGGTGCAGTTACTACTAGATTGGCTAGTAATATATCAGATATTTCTGCATTGACAGGTGCAGCAGCTAAATGGAGTGGGCCCGCATTTATAGATGCTCAGCAATGTCTTGGTGA